AATGACGTTCCAGACGGGTTTACTGGCAGGGTCAAGACCAGTCCAACGACTAGAAACACCATTAAGCGTATTTGTTGTTGAAGTTAAGCTAGCCGGTGCAATGGCACCACCAACTGGCGCAATATTTGTTCCGGTTACGGTGTATTCATAACCAGTTCTGTACTCGTAAGAATTTATAACCTCAGTTACTTTTGTTTTGGTGCGTGTGGTTGAAGACAGCACGCCTTGCTGAAAATTTGGCACTACGGGGATTGCCGCCACTGGTGCGGCAGTTACTAACAGGTCAAAACCTGCGTATAGAACAAGCAGTAAGACTCGCATTAACGAATAGTGAGTTCCTGTATCACCTGTCCGATCGCAGTTGTACCAGCGCTACCAGCAGTAATAGCTAGTGCGCCATCCGTGGCAATGGTTCCTGCCAACGTGCCAGCCACGCCGCCCGAAGTTGTAGTGTTGCTGGAAAAGATAGGCATAGCAGGTACTACGCCCGCCGTAACGGTTGTTGAAAGCACGGTTGGAACATCATCGCCTTCTATATACGACTCTGTATACGAAAAAGCGTCACCAGCAGTAGTAATACTGTAAACACCAGGAGTGTACCCAAGAGCAGTGCCGGAAGTAAGTGTCCCCAGCACAGGAGCAGTACCCAGAGTGACGTTAGAGCCAGATACTGCCACTGAAGACGGTACACGCGTTGAGATTGATCCCGCTCCATCGACAGTCAGTGAGATTGAGGACTTAATAGCGTGTGTAATGTCTGCCGAAGCAGGACTTATTGCAAAAAACGTTAGACACGATACAAAGAGAAAACGTCTCATTTTGGCTTGGACGTAGGGGTTTGTTCCTTGATTGTAGGCTCTTCTTTTTTCTTTTTATTGTTGCCCACAGCTAGGCCAAAGGATGCCGCTGTCCCCGAAAGAATGGAAGCTGGGTAGGTGGGGTCAAGCGATTGCTTGAAAACGCCAAGGTAGTTTGCCGTCAGGATTGCCATTGCCCATCCGAGCAACACAACCTTGATTACATCGCCTAAACGTGAGTTGTCGTTTTCTTGCTCCTGCTTAACCTGTTCTTCTGCCATGATGAATTAACGCTATAGGTCGAATGGTGGTTGAAATCTGGGCTGCTGTTGCTGGTGCGTCAATAGGCGTAGCCGCTTCTGGACTGAAAGGAGCCAGCCGCGAAAACCAGCATGGAAGGGATTCGTTGGTGCGTCTGACCTCAGCTGTCGATAATTTAGCGAGCCGTATGGATGTGCTCCACGCTGATCTAAGGGTTAGGGATCAGGAGCTATTCGCTCGAATCTCAGACCTGGAGCAGAATGTTGCACGACTGGAAGGCCACGCAAATCGGACTTAGACTTCCGGCACACACAGTTCTGCCATGGTTTTACTTTTAAAGCCAATCCTGTTTAGCTTCATCAAATCAAAGGCAGTAAAGCAGCTGCTAATGGATTGTCTGATCAAGATCAGCAAACAGACTGACAACCAGTTAGACGATGTGGCTTGCAAGTATGTGCAGGACTTGCTGTTTCCAGGGGATCGCGTTGAAAAATAAATGTGGGTTTGGGTTGTAATCGTGGGTTTATTGTCACTTCTTCCGTTTTTCCAGTTTTTTAAAAAAGGCGATCCCCATCAGCTAGCTGCAATTGCAGAGCTGGAACGTGCCATTGATCAAGACCTTCTTGATGATGAAGCTGAGTGGTTTGAGATGTGGAAAATAAGCGGCATTCATCAAGAGGTTTATGGCGTTCCGTATTACAACCAGCTAGATAGCCTCACTGGCTACGGGTATAGGGAGTGCTTTGACTCTGCTGCTGCAATGGTCGTGGCGTTCCACCATGGCGTAAAAAGCCAAGACGCTTATCGGCAGATACGGCGAAAATTTGGTGACACGACTGAAGTCCATGCTCAGGTGTCTGCGTTGAAATCACTTGGCCTTGACGCTGAGTTTCGGAAAAACACAAGAGTTGAAGACATTGAGATCGAGATCGATGCCGGTAGACCAATTATGGTTGGCTGGTTACATAGAGGTGACCTCACCAAAGGCAATCCAGCAGTGTGCGATAGCGAAGGCTGTGGTCATTGGAGCGTAATCATTGGCTACGACAAAGACGATTTCATTGCTATGGATCCCATGGGTAAGCCAGACATGGAACATGGCGGTCATGACACCACAAAGTCAGGGCAGCTAATCAAGATGTCTCGCCCTGCTTTCTACCAGCGTTGGTCTATTGAAGGGGAAGCAAGCGGCTGGGCAGTATTTGTGGATCGATGAACTGGGGTTATATCAGTGCTTTTTGGACGACAGTCGTGATGAACTGTGTCCAACCCGTAAATTGGCAGGCTTGTTTACCAGTGCAGGAGTGGTTATTTCCAGCTATAGGTGATTACATACGGTTCAAGACGGAGGAACCTTATGCTTCCGAAAAACGAGCCTTACAATCCATCAATAGAGTGGATGGTCGTTGAGCAAAGTCTCGAAGAGGAATTGACGCTCGAACGCTGTATTAGAGAGATCGAGGACTGCGAAAATATTGACGTGTTATCCCGCTTAAGCACAGCAATGGCACGCCAGAACTGGCACCAGAGCAAGTTGCTAAAGCAGGCTGTGGAACGTATTGCTGAGCTGGAGTCAATCGTTTTCTAGTTCTTTTAGTAGAACCTTAGCTTCTAAGACAAGTTTTGCGCGATGCACAGCGTTGCCAAATCTTTTGTGGACAAGATCTCTTATAAGAGAAGATGGCTTAATGTTTTGAGAATTTGCTTTTTTAATCAAGCAGGCAGCATAATTTTCATCCAAGAGAACGCTAAAGCGGACACGATTTCCATGTTTATTAGCCATTGCAGAGTGGCACAATAGAGCAACGTTACCATAATATTGAGTCATCAACTTTTTTCTTCCAAGCAGTTGCTTGGGCTGATCGAGCGGAAGACCTTTGACGGCTTGAGCCTGTCCTAATTTTTTTAGCTCCTTCTAGGAGCATTGCAGCTCTTTGAATGTCAGCAGTCGCGGCTGACCGAACTGCTGCATATAGACGATCCAGCATGAGCTGGCGTCCTGATTTTGGTAGAGGCATCAGCCATCGCTCCAGCAAGCGTTTGGTGGAACGTTATCTCATTATTCTCTGTTAGCACAATCCATGTGTTTTTACGGCGAAAGATTTTAAGTTTCAAGCTTGTTGCGACAGTTTTTTGATCCAAACAAAATCTTCCATTGGCGAAGTGGTTATGACACTTACATCAACTCCGCACGAAAGAGCAGCAGAAACCTGTGCTTGAAAATAGTAAGGGTCAGTTTCGTAAGTTACTTGTTCTACTGACAGGGGTTTGTGCTCCTCGTCGTAAGAAGTAAATCGAGCGATAGCTAGTGGGAAGCAATCGTCATCATTGTCGATCTGACAGTAGTAAAGATTAATTTTTTGCGGCACGAAGACTGGCTCCTGAAAACTCTGCGAAGACTGATGCCACAATGCTTTCAGCCTGATAGCGCCCAAGAAGATGACCACAACGCTTGCGAACTCTGACAACAGCTTTGTTGTAATCATCGGGGGTGATATTGAAGCTTGTTTGAGAGTTAAGGATTAGATCACGGAGCAATTCAGACCGTTTAAGGCCCATGCTTTCTGCCTGGTCAGAAAGACGTTTGGCGACTTCTTCCGGAAGGTGGGTTTCGACTCTTTTCATGGCGTGATCTTACGGGTTTCTTTTTGGATTTATTGGATTTGTTGGACGATTTAACTCTTGGGTTGGAGCGTACCGAAGCAACAGTTTCAAGGTAGCCCGGAGGATCAGGGATGCCAGCGTTGCTAAGGATTTCGCTCCAGTTCACAAAGGGTCTCTCGCGCGTATAGATGCTGTAGGTGTCCCAACCGCTCCAAATGCTAGTGATAGCAATGGAAGAAGGTTGGGACAGGGGGTTGGGACAGTTAGATTTGTCCCAACTCTTCCGCACCAATCTCAATCTCAACAGAACCCTCAGAAAGGTTGGGACAGGATAGGGGTGTCCCAGCCTTGTGTCCCACCTCAGATATCGCTCCAGCACTAGCATCTACCCCTGGTTGGGACACTTTCTGACCCTCTCCACGCGCGAGTATTGCTTTATAAGAGTTGACTTGTTGTTTGGAGCGGGACTTATCTGAGGCACATAAGACAGAATGCAGAAGAGGCCCAGGATCTGCAGGTTTTGCGGGAGTGAAAGGGGTACACGTGACTAAGCCTCGTTTTTCTAATCGTTGAAGCGATTTGCGAATAGCGGCTGTTTTTCCATTGATGAGTGGGTCGTAAAACAGATCTTCAATTGTGCGTGATTCGGGGTGAACAACCCTGAGCTTTTGCAGAACACGATCAGCAACGGAAGCAGGAGACGTGTTGTTTTCGTTGATGGCAGGAGTGAAGTCGCTAATGGTGAAGGACAGGTCATCCTGCATTTGCATGACTAGCTGGGTGTCCATACGGCCTGAGCGTGACTTCTCAATGGTTATGAGACGGCTATGACCACCTATACGAGCTTTCTCCTCATCAGTCGGCTTGCGTAGCGCCCAGGTCTCATCAACAGCATCACGGATAGCTGAGGTGCCTCTAAAGCCACCGTTTTTGTTGGCGTGATGGACGATGAGAATTGTGGTGGCAGGGAAAAGATCACCATTGTTTTTAGTGAGCCAATACAAGGGCTGAGCAAATTCAGACTTGTTCTCATCAAAGGCTCGACCACCAGAGCAACCAATAAGCGAGTCAATGACAACGAGTTTGGGGCGGTGCTTCTCCATGAGCTTGATGAATTGTGCATAGCGCTGCAGCTGCCAATCGGTCTGAATCAAGGTCTGATCAGTAATGGGAAAGTCCATTTCTTCCAGTTGTTCCTTGAGCTGAACTAAAGGCTGGTCACCGTTCAGCAGAAGAACAGGGCCTTGTTGCACTGGGACGTGATTGCCGCGAACCAGGAAGGGTTGACCAGTTGCAATGTGCTTAGCAAGAGCCCAAGCAGACATGGATTTACCATCGCCCCCAGCCCCATAGATCAGGAC